CCCGGCCAGGGCGGTTCGATTGTCGAGTTGATCAACTGCGACAGTGCCGACACGAACTATCGATTCTATCGTCAGAATTACGAGGCGACCGAGCAGCACGAAACAACGGTGGTGCGCACGGGCGGCATGTCGGACGGCACCACGACGGTCAGTCGCAAGATCGTGACCACGGCTAATGTGTCGACGTGGAAACCGTACGAAACGCAGCCTGTCACACTCTGGTGCGCGGCGGTCTCGACGACGATCACGATCCCAGTGCTCACGGACGGCGTGACACTCACAGACGCCGAGGCATGGCTCGAAGTCGAGTATCTCGGTACATCCGGCAACCCGCTCGGGGTTATCGCCAGCGACCGTGTGTCTGATCCTATTTTTGGCACAGCGGCGAACCAGACCACCGATAGCACATCAACGTGGACGACGACGGGCCTGTCATCGCCAGTCAAGCAGTCACTGTCGGTCACGTTTACGCCACAGAAAGCTGGCCTCGTGCGGGCGCGCGTGTGCGTAGCGAAAGCCTCGACGACGGTCTACTACGACCCGAAGATTCTGAGCACCAGTGGTCGACAGTATCTGAGTGAGTCTGGTGTGGTCAACGAGGGCGCGTCGAGCAGTTCCAGTACGGGCGTCTCGCGCTCGCGCGTGGTGAACGGCTGATGCGCCTACTGAAACAATCCACGGCCTACAACCTGACCGTGCTGATGGTCGACAGCACCGACCACGTCACCGGCAAGACGGGCCTCACGCTGACGATCACCGCGAGCAAAGACGGCGCGGCGTTCGCATCAATCACGCCGACGGTCACCGAGCTGGCGACCGGCTGGTACAAGCTGGCGCTGACTTCGAGCCACACGGACACGGTCGGCGACCTCGCGCTGCATATCACGGGCACCGGCGCCGATCCGACCGACGTGGCTATGGTCGTGCGGGCCAGAGTGACCGACGACCTCGCCTACCCGGCGACATCTGGCCGTTCGCTCGCGGTCGATGCGTCTGGTCGTATTGATCTCGGTGCATGGCTCGGTGGCACACCCAACGCACTGCAGTCGGGCCGTGTTGACAGCTACCTCGGTGCGGTGGCGTCGGGCGTCATCGCTGCAGCGTCCTTCGCATCTGGCGCGCTGGACGCGGTGTGGTCAACAACGACGCGCCTGCTGACGGCTGGCACCAACATTGTGCTTGCGAAGGGCACCGGGATCACCGGACTCAACGACCTCGACGCGGCCGGTGTCCGTACCGCTGTCGGCCTCGCTTCGGCCAACTTGGACACGCAGCTCGACGCGCTGCCAACCGCTGCAGAGAACGCCGATGCCGTATGGGACGAAACGATCTCGGGGCACCTGACGGCCGGAAGCACGGGCGCAGCCTTGAATGCGGCCGGATCCGCAGGCGACCCGTGGTCGACGTCGCTGCCTGGCGCGTACGGCGCAGGCACGGCTGGCAAGATCGTCGGCGACAACCTCAACGCGACGGTGTCCAGCCGTCTCGCGTCAGCCAGCTACACCGCGCCGCTCGACGCGGCTGGGACGCGCTCGGCTATCGGGCTGGCGTCGGCCAACCTGGACACTCAACTCGACGCGCTGCCGACGGCTGCCGAGAATGCGACGGCGGTACGGTCGGAGCTCACGACTGAACTCGGACGCATCGACGCGTCGGTATCCTCGCGCCTGGCTGCAGCCAGTTACACCGCGCCGCTCGATGCGGCCGGTGTGCGCTCGGCGGTCGGCCTGGCATCGGCCAATCTCGACACGCAGATCGGTGACTTGCCGACGGCGTCCGAATCCGCGACAGCCGTGCGGTCGGAACTGGCGACCGAACTGGGGCGTATCGATGTCGCGGTCAGCAGTCGCGGTACCGGCACGGCGCTCGATGCGGCCGGAGTTCGGTCTGCGGTCGGCCTGGCGACGGCCAATCTTGACACCCAGCTCGACGCGCTGCCGACGGCATCTGAGAACGCAAGCGCTGTGCGGACCAACCTGACGACAGAACTGGGACGCCTGGACGCGGCCGTCTCGACGCGTCTGGCGTCGGCCAGCTACACCGCGCCGCTCGATGCCGCTGGCACCAGGTCGGCGGTTGGCCTGGCCTCGGCCAATCTGGACGCGCAGCTCGACGCGCTCCCGACGGCTGGCGAAGTCGCCGATGCGGTGTGGGACGAGGCAACCACGGGCCACACAACGGCAGGCACCTACGGCGGGCGAGTCTTGCGTGCAAGCAACAGCAACGTCGAAGTACAGGTGACTGGTTCATCGCATATTGCGGCCGACATTCACGAGCTGCAGGACGGTGTGATCACGGCGGCCAAGTTCGCGTCCGATGCGATCACGGCGGCGAAGGTCGCGGCCGACGTCGGGACGGAGATCGCCAGTGCGGTACGCACGAATCTGACGACGGAACTCGGACGCATCGACGCGACCGTCACGAGCCGGGCTTCGCAGACATCGGTCGATACGCTGGCGGGGTACGTCGACACCGAAGTCGCGGCGATCAAGGCCAAGACCGACGCGCTGCCGAGCGATCCGGCCGATCAGAGCGCCGTCGAGGCGGCGATCACTGGCCTGCTCACCACGCAGATGACCGAGAGCTACAACGCCGACGGCATCGCGCCGACGGTGGCGCAGGCGCTGTTCGCCATCATGCAGCGTCTGACCGAGTTCTCGATCAGCGGCACGACAATCACGGTGAAGAAATTGGACGGCAGCACAACGGCGTTTGCGCTTGAGCTTGACAGCGCGACGGCGCCAACCTCGAGCACGAGGTCATAGCGTGGCGACGACGAACAAGATCCCCACGCTTGGTTTCGCGGCGTCGATCGCCGGTGTCGTGCTGCTTGGCTTTGGCAGCGCGCCATTCACGGTCGGCTCCGATCCGATCGTGATCTACATGCGCGCCGATGACGTGACGGTGCAATGGCGCGCCGACGATCTGCGCGTGCGACTCAGGGCTGACGAGACCGAGGCGGCGATCGTGGCCGATGAGACAGTGGTTGTCATGCGCGCGGACGATCTGACGGTGCAGGTGGTGTCGTAATGGCGAGCGTCACGATTTACGACGGCGAAGTGGATCGCAAAGATCCAGCCGATGTGCGGGTCTATACGTTCGACTGGGATACCGAAAACCTGGCCACGTCCGTCGAGATCGTCAGCCAGGTCACGACGGTAGCGTCGATCCAACCATCTGGCGATACGGCGCTCACGGTGACGACGACCGGCACAGGGCTTGGCATCCAGACCGGCAACCGCACAGTGAAATGCAAACTGTCGGGCGGCACGCTCGGCGCGCTCTACCGCGTGACGAACACGATCACGACGAACGAAACACCGGCGCAGATCAAGGAGCGCAGTTTCTACGTGCGGATCGAGGACCGATAGATGGCGAGCTATCGCGGCGTCGAGATCGACCTGGCTCCGACTGACGGCATGAAGGCCGAGGCCGAACGGGGTCTCGCGTGGCGCGAAGAATACGGACGCGGCGGCACATCGGTCGGCGTGGCAAAGGCCAGAGCCATCCTGACCGAGGACGAACTGACTCCGGCGAAGGTCATCGAGATGGCGGCGTGGTTCGCGCGCCATGAGATAGACAAGCAAGGCGAAGGCTTCGAGCCAGGCCAGGATGGCTATCCGAGCGCTGGACGCATCGCGTGGGCGCTCTGGGGCGGCGATCCTGGACAGACGTGGAGCCAGCGCAAGAGGGACGCTATGAAACGGATCGACGAAGCGCAGGACAACGATCGTCGCGACGTGCGACACGCAGGATTCGTCTGCGAATACAAGGCGCTCGATGACGCACCGACGGGACGATTCTCCGGCTACGGCGCGGTGTTCGGCAACGTCGACGCCTACCGCGAGCGTCTGATGCCTGGCGCATTCACGGCCACGCTGGCCGACGCGCACGCGGTCGGGCGAATGCCAGCCATGCTGTGGCAGCACAATCCGACGCAGCCGATCGGCGTGTGGCGGTCGATGCGCGAGGACGCGCGCGGCCTCTACGTCGAAGGCGAGTTGGCCGACACGCAGCTGGCGCGCGAAGCGTACAGCCTGATGAAGCTCGGCGCGCTCTCGGGCCTGTCGATCGGGTTCACGGTCGCCCAGGACCGGATGAATCCAGACGACAAGGTGCGTGAACTGCAGGCCGTGAACCTCTGGGAGGTGTCACCCGTGACCTTTCCTGCGAATACCGAAGCGCGGGTCGACAACGTGAAAACCGGATCGGCGATGACGATCCGCGAGTTCGAGCGATTCCTGCGGGACGCGGGATCGTTTTCAGCACAGCAGGCGAAGGCGATCGCGGCTCGTGGGTATCGGGCGCTTCGGGATGAAGCCTCCGAGGACGAGAGTCTCGACGCGGCGTGGCTTGACGACATGGCGCGGCGACTCTCCGCCTGATTAACGCGCCTCACTTTTCAGCAAAGGATGGAATCGATGGAGATCAAGCAGATTCTGGACGACCACGCCAAGGCGTGGGACGCCTTCAAGCAGGTCAACGACGAACGCCTGAAGGCGATCGAAGCGAAGGCCAGCACCAGCGACTTCGACGCGAAGCTCGCCAAGATCAACGCCGACCTGGACACGGTTGCCGCGCAGCAGCGCGAGATCGAGTCAAAGATGGCACGCGGCGCTGCCGACCAGCAGGCGCGGCCGGACGAGCACAAGTCGGCCTTCGGCAAGTTCCTGCGTCGTGGCGACGTCTCGGCGCTCGACGGCATTAAGGGCATGGTCGTGCGTGACGAGGCCAACGGTGGCTACCTCGTGCCGCAGGCCGTTGTCGGACCGCTCGTCCAGCGCATCTTCGACGGCTCGCCGATCCGCCAGATCGCGCGCGTGCAGCCGATCAGCGGCAACGCGATCGAGGGCGTGGTCAGCTACGGCCAGCTGACGGTGTCCTGGGTCGACGAGATCACGGCGTCGAGCGATCCGACCACGCCGACGCTCAAGAAGTACCGGATCGAGACGAACACGCAGCGGTCCTCGCCGCGCGTCTCGCCGCTCCTGCTCGAAGACGCCAGCGTCGACGTCGAGATGTGGCTCGGCGACTCGATCGCGCGCGACTTTGCGCTCTCCGAAGGCACCGCGTTCGTCGCGGGCACCGGCGCGAACCAGCCGCGTGGCTTCACGACCTACACCACGGCGGCGACCGCTGACTCGTCGCGCGCGTGGGGCCAGCTCGAACACGTTACGACCGGCACCTCGGGCGGCTTCGGAACCAACGCCAACGGCGTCGACAAGCTCATCACGCTGACTGGCGCGCTGAAGAGCGGTTACCGGCAGGGCGCCGTGTTCGTGATGAACAAGGCCGTGCTTGCGGCGGCGCGCGTGCTCAAGACCAGCGGCGGCGACTACATCTGGCAGCCGTCGACCCAGGCGGGCAACCCGTCGGTGCTGCTCGGCTATCCGGTCATCGAGGCCGAGGACATGCCTGCGCTCGGCGCGAACAGCCTGTCGATCGCGTTCGGCAACTTCAACGCGGGCTACATGATCGTCGACCGCACCGGCCTGTCGGTGCTGCGCGATCCGTACTCGAACAACCCGCAGGTCACCTTCCATGCGACGCGCCGCGTCGGTGGCGGCGTGATCGACTTCGACGCGATCAAGTTCATCAAGTTCATCTAGGCGCGAGAGGAGATACACAGACATGCGCGACGCATTGAATCGGAAGAAGGTCAGCAAGGCCTTCGCTTACGCCTCTCGCACCGCGACGGGCAACGGCGAGATCATCGACACGCGCGGTTTCGGCGCGCTCACCTTCGTGGTGCAGCTGGCGACCGTGACCACGGCGGACTCGTCGAACTACTTCACCCTGACGCTGCAGGCGGGCGACGACTCCGGCCTGAGCGACGGGGCCACCGTGACGGCTGCGACCGGCCTGCTCGGCAGCAACCTGGTCATCAACGACAGTACCACGCAGTCGGACATGATCGGCATGATGGGCTACGCGGGCGGCAAGCGGTACGTCCGTCTGGTGGCCACCGAAACCGGCACGGCGTCGGCGGCGTTCTCGGCCGTCGCGGTGCAGGAGCTGGCGCACATCCAGCCGGTCGGCGACGAAGCTCTGGCGTAACAGAACGACGATCGCACGGGCGCAGTCTCACGGCTGCGCTCGTGCGTGGAGTCTCTTTCATGCTCGTGCATCTCGAACAGAACCTCTACGTGCAGGAACTCGGCTGGCTCGACGTCGGCGTGCACGACGTGCCGGATGGCCTGGCGGCCGCGCTCATCTATCAGGGACGCGCGCGCACGCTCTCGGCCATTGAGGCGGCACCAGAGCGCGTCGCGACGATGGTGCCACCACGCCGCACGCGGAGGGCGCGCGCATGACCTGGCACCGGCAACCGCTCGTCTCGCTGGTGACTGAGCCAGTCCAGGAGCCGCTGACCATGGCCGAGGCAAAGGTCTTTCTGCGGGTCGACGGCACGGCTGACGACGCACTGATCGGGATGCTGATCACGGCCGCGCGGCAGTGGGTGGAAACCTACACGCGCCGGGCGCTGATCACGCAGACCTGGGACTGCCGCTTCGAAGGCTTCCCGCAAATGACGCGACCGCTGGTGATCCCGAAAGCGCCGCTCGTCTCGGTGTCGTCCATCACGTACACCGACGAGAACAGCGTCGAGCAGACCTGGGCGGCTGGCAACTACAGCGTGCGGACGTTCAGCGGGCCGACTGCGGGGCGCGGCGTGATCCGCGTGACGCCGGACACCGACTATCCGGCGACGCTGCTCGAAGCGGACTATCCGGTCACCGTGCGCGTGGTCTGCGGCTATGGAGCCGGATCGGCAGCGGTGCCGTCTGGGATCCGGTCGGCGATCGCGCTGCTCCTGGGCGACCTGTACTCGCAGCGGCAGGAAACCGTGATCGGGACGTCGAGCAGCAAGATCCAGACGACGCTTGAAAAGCTGCTCGGGCCGTACCGGCTTCAGGAGGCGCAGTAAGTGGCGCTAATCGGCCAGATGCGGCACCGGGTCGTTGTCGAGAACCCGACGGCCGCAGCGGACGGTGACGGCGGCTACGCCGACAGCTACGCAGCAGTCGCACCGTCGCCGGTCTGGGCCTCGATTGAACCGGCGACCGCTGGCGTCATCGAGCAGCAGGTTGGCAACCAGATCGAGGCGGGCGTGACGCACCTGGTGACGATGCGCTGGCACGCGGGCGTGACTACGAAGACGCGGCTGACGTTCGGCTCGCGCCGGTTGTTTGTGCGCGGGCTGCAGAAGATCCACGAGGTCGGCGAGTGGCTGGTCTGCTCGTGCGAGGAGTTTGTCTGATGCCGGTCCAGTTCATCGTCGACACCAGCGAACTCGCCAAAGCGATTGACAAGCTGCCGGGCCAGCTGCAGGCCGAGGCTGATCGGGCCGTGTCGGACGCGGCCAGGCAAACGGCAGCAACAATCCGCGCGGCCTATCGACAGGTGCGTAGCGACTCGGACACCTTCACGGTAGACGGTAAAACGCTGACGCGCAGGCACCTGGCCGATGCGGTGACGACGAAAACGACGAGCAAGAACTTGGGCCGTGTGTCCGCGCGCGTGTCCGTCAATGCGCCGCACGCCTACATGTTTGAGTACGGCACCGTCGTCCGCTCGACCAAGGACGGCGTCAGCCGTGGCGCATCGCCAGCGCACCTGACGCTGACGACGTCCGCCATGCGCGAACGCAAGCAGATGGTCAGCGATGTCATCGACATCGTCGAGGCGGCCGGGTTCGAGGTGACGCGCAGTGCCTAGCACGGCGGCCGTCGATGCCGCACTGATCGCACGGCTGGCGAGCGACGCCACGCTGACGACGCTGGCACCTGGCGGCGTCTACCGCGACGTCGCACCGCAGAACACACGCACGCCGTTCGTCATTGTGTCGCAGGTGTCGCACGAGGACGACTACAGCATCGGATCGCAGGCGTTCGAGCAGGTCCGGTACCTGGTCAAGGCCGTCGACCTGCAGACGTCTGGCACAGCCGCGCAGGCCGTTGCTGACCGGGTGCAGACGCTGCTCCAAGTGACGACGCTCACAATGACCGGCTACCGCTCAGTGCTGATCCAGCGCGAGGAACGGGTCGCCTACGTTGAGGTCGACGACTCGTCCGACCGGCGCTACCAGCACCGTGGCGGCGTCTATCTGGTGATGGTGGAGCCGTCATGATTCGCCTGTCGATCATTCTGGCGACCGTGGGCCGCGACTCGCTCGGGTTCGCGGCGTCCTGCGTGGCACGGCAGCTGCGGCCGACCGATGAATTCATCATCGCGGGCGGCGGCGCCTACGGCCGACGCGTGGCGGCTGCGCTGGACGGCACACGCTGGATGGATCTGCCCGCTGGTGGCAACTGGGGCCATGCGGAGCGGAACGCGGCAATGGTCGAGGCGACCGGCACGCACCTGCTCTTCGTCGACGACGACGACGCCGTGCTGCCAGGCGCGCTCAAATACGTGCGCGCGGCCCTTGAGGCTGAGCCTGACCGACCGCACATCTTCAAGATGCTGAACGTCGACGGGCGCCTGCTGCCGACCATGCGGATTGTGCGTGAAGGCAACCTGGGGACGCCGCAGCTGGTCGCTCCGAATGTGGCCGAGCGGCTTGGGCAGTGGGGCACCAGATACGAGGGTGACTTCGACTACATCGCGTCGACGCTCGAGCACTACCCGAACGGGCCGATCTGGCATGACATCGTGATCTACGCCTGCCGCGAGCACGGGCGGCGCGCCTGGGGGCACGCATGACCGGCGTGCTGGTTGTGCATCCTGGCGCCTCCTGGGCCACGCACGACGTCCATATGGGCCTCGTCGAGGGGTTGCGGGCCAACGGCGTGCGGGTCTGCGAGTTCCGGCTCGACACCCGGATCCAGCGGACGCACGACTTCCTGCACTTCCTCTGGCGGCGGCAGAAGCGCGCGGCACCCGATCGCGCCTGGCCGAAACCATCGGACATCGACGTGCTGCACCAGGCGTCGCAGGGCATGGTCGAGCGGGCGCTGGAAAAGGGCTGCTCGGACATCCTGGTCGTCTCGGCGATGTACCTCATGCCAGATCGCATCGCGCTGGCGCAGCGGGCCGGTCTGCGCGTGTGGCTGCTCTGCACCGAGACGCCGTATGCGATGGCACAGGAACTGCGCCTGGCTGGCCTCGTGGACGGCGTCTGGACGCACGAGCGGGCGGTGCTCGACCAGTTCGCGGCCGTCAACCCACGCACCGGCTACCTGCCGCACGCATGGCGGCCGGGCGTGCATGATCGTCCGGCACCGGCCGTCGAGCCGACCTGCGACGTCCTGTTCTGCGGGTCGCTGTTCAAGGAGCGGATTCAGTGGATGGAGGCCGTCGACTGGTCCGGGATCGACCTGCATCTGTACGGGACGCCGGAACTGCTGGCGCCTCGGTCCCCGTTGCGCGCGTTCGTCCGAGGCGGGCTGGTCCAGAACGCCCACCTTGTCGGCCTCGCGCAGCGCGCCAGGCTGGCGCTGAACCTGTTCCGCGCGCCGGACGATGGACACCCGGCTGAGAGTCTGAATCCTCGCCTCTACGAGATGGCAGCGGCGAGCGTGTGCAGTGTGTCGGATCGTCGGGCCGAGGTCGTCGAGAAGTTCGGCGACGCCGTGCCGACGTTCTCGACGCCGGACGAGGCAGGCGCGGTGATCCGCGAGCTGCTGGCGCGGCCGGATCGACGCGCGGCGTGTGCCGCACAGGCGCGGGCAGCGGTGGCGTCTGACAGCTGGGCGCATCGAGCGACACAAATGGTACAGGACTGGGCCGCCTGGCAAACGCCAGGACGGCAGCAAAGGAGTGCGTAGACTATGGCGAAATATCACGGCAGAAGCGGCGCAGTGTTGCTGGCCTCGGCAAACGGCGGCGCGGCGGCCTCGGTGGCGAACCTGACGCAGTGGTCGCTCTCGATCGACATGGACACGGCCGAGGTCTCAAGCCTCGGCGACACGTTCAAGTCGTATGTCGCGGGCCTCAAGAACGCCTCGGCGTCGGTGTCTGGCTACTGGGCCGACGACGCGGACATCAACCTGGACGCCTTCGACCAGGCGCAGTCGGGCGGCACGGTGAACTGCTACCTGTACCCGGCCGGTGTCGGCGTGGCAAAGTACTGGTACGGAGCGGTCTGGCCGAGCGGTATCAGCATCGACGACAGCGTCGGCGGCGCAGTGACGTTCTCGGGCAAGCTGGCGTTCAACGGCACCTGCACCCGCGTCGGATAAGGCATGACACTCCGAGGCGCTACGGGCGAGATTCGGTGGGTGTATCTGCCTGCCGTGGTCTTTGGCCCGTGGCGCATCGAGTCGGAGCACGAGACGACGCTGGTCGGGACGGTGGCCAGTGTCGACGACTACCGGGTGACGCAGCACCCGCTGGTCGCGGTGGTGCAGCTGGGGCGCTCCCAGGTGCGCTACCCAGTGCTGGATCTGCAGATAGACGGCGGGCGCGTCACGGCGCGCCTCGGCCCGAGGACATAACGAATGGCAAAGAAGGCGAAGACGCTGCGGTTTGTGCAGCCTGACGTGGTGCGGTTGGACCTGTCGGACGGCGACTGGCTCGACGTGCGGCGGGAACTCTCGACCGGCGAAGTGCGCCGGGCGATGGCCAAGACGATCAAGTCGCTGCGGCCTAACGGCGAGATCGAGCCGGATCTCGAAATGCTGGGACGCGCCGAGATCGCGTCGTACATTGTCGACTGGTCCTTCGTGGACGCGGCCGACAAGCGCGTGCAGTTCACCGACGCGGCGCTCGACAACCTCACGCAGGACGCCTATAGCGAAATCGAGACGGCCGTCCGGGCGCACATCGCGCGCGGTGAGGACGAACGAAAAAACGCACGGACCGGGAGTTCGTCGACATCGGTCTGACGATCTGCCGGTTGTACCACTGGACCTGGCAGGAGTTTCTCGACCTGCCGTACTCCGTCTATGAAGTGCTGATCGAGCGCCTCGAACGCGAGGCGCGCGACCGCGAGGAGCAGGATGCTTTCCGCTAGTTTTCGCGCCAACTTCACGGAACTCTACACGGAACTCGACAAGGCCAAGGTCCGCTTCAAGGATCTGTCGACCGATGCGACCGACGTGCAGAAAAGCGTGAGCGCGATCGCGGACCGATTCTCGGGTCGCAACGTCATTGCTCAGGCCGCGCAGATGGCCGAGGCGATCACCCAGATCGGCGGCGCGGCGGTCCTGACCGAGCGCGAAGCGGCACGCGTCAACAGCACGCTCACGGCGGCGCTGCAGAAGGCGAAACTGACCGGCGTGCCGGTCACTGCTGAAATGAAGGCGCTGGCGGCCGCAACCGAGCAGGCGGGCAAGCAGGGCACCTTCTACAGCAAGGTCATAGACGGCCTCGGCAGCGCGGCGAAGACCGCAGCGGCGTCGTTCGCGGCCTTGTTTGCGGCGCAGAAGATCGCCGAAATGGCGAAGGCGATCGTCGACTTCGGCGGCGAGATGACCGACCTGTCGGCAAAGACGGGCCTCTCGACGACAGCGCTGCAGCAGTTCCAGTACGCCGGAGGCCAGGTCGGCGTCTCGCTCGACGCCATCACCGGCGGCGTCAACATGCTGCAGAAGCGGCTGGCGGGCGACGACAAGAGCGCCCAGGCGGCGATCCAGAAGCTCGGCCTGTCGTTCGCCGACTTCAAGACGCTCTCCCCTGAGCAGCAGTTCTCGACGCTGGCCGAGAAGATCGGCGCGATCGAAGATCCGATGCTTAGGACGAAGGCCGCGACCGACCTGTTCGGAAAGTCGGGCGCGGAACTCCTGCCTGCGCTGACGAAGGACTTCGCGGACCTTACCGAGAAGGCCAACAGCCTCGGGATCGTCATGGACGAGCAGACGATCGCCGCGATGGACACCCTGGGCGACACCGTATCGGATCTCGGCAGCGTCGCGTTCGCGGCGCTCGGCAAGATCATCGCGCCGTTGATCCCGTTGCTGTCGAAGTTGGCCGAGGGCGCGATGGTGCTCGCCAGCTTCTTGGGAGAGAAGCTCGGCCAGGCCGTGACGTTGATCGGCGACGGCCTCAAGTGGTTGGCGAACCAGTGGCTATCGTTCCAGATCAACTTCCTGACCGGCGTGCAGAAGGTCGCCGCTGCGATCCCAGGTCTTAACAGCCTGACGGGCGTATCTGACACGCTCGGATCAGCGATCGATGCGCTGAAGGGGATGCAGGTCGCGCTGAACGCCGAGCAGCCGAAGACAGCGGCGACGACGAAGGCGGTCGGCGTCGAGATGGACGGCGCCGCGAAGTCGACGAAGGCGCACGCCTCGGAACTCGACAAGTTCAACGAATCGCTCGCGCGCGTCGTCGGGTCAGCCGTGCCGTACTCGCAGACGCTGGCGACGATCAACGGCCAGACGGTCGAGGCCGTCAAGTACTACCTGGCGCTCGGCGCGTCGGCCTCTGACCTGGCAAAGGTCTACGGCCTGACCGACCTGCAGATCAAGGCGATCACGACCGATCTCGAACTTGCGCGCAAGGAGATGGAACTGTCGAGCAAGACCGTGGTCGGCTGGTCGGCCTCGCTCGGTACCGTTGGCACCAAGATCAACGAATACCTCCCGTCGATCGCACGCGAACTCGGCAAGATTCCGACCATCGTCTCAAAGGCGCTGCCCGAAGTCTCGAACACGTTCGGCAAGTTCAAGGACATCGCGAAGGGCGCGGTCGGGAACCTCAACGACATCTTCCAGAAGGCATTCGAGGGCGGCGGCGGCATCGGCGGTGCGGTGCAGTCGCTGGCGACACAGCTGACGAGCGGTCTGCTGTCGATGATTCCGGCCGTCGGCCCGATCCTGTCGCAGTTCTCGGGCGCGATCGTCGCGGGCATCTCCAAGATCGGCTCGTTGTTCAGCAACGCGGGCAAGAAGACGAACGACATGCGCGACCAGTTCGTCGCTGCGCATGGCGGACTGGCAGCGCTGAATCAGAAGGCCGCCGAAGCTGGCGTCACGCTGGACGAACTGCTCAAGGCGAAGCGGCCCGAAGACTTCAAGAAGGCGGTCGAGAACCTCGAGGGCGCGTTCAAGGCGTCCATCGACAAGATGAAGTCGGATCTGGGCGGACTGCAGGACAAGCTGGGCGACCTCGAACGCCAAATGACGCCGACGTGGCAGGACATGGAGCAGGCTGCGAAGGACTTCGGCGTGTCAGTCGATGCGCTCGGTCCGGCCTTCCAGCAGCTCAAGGCCAATGCGCGCGCGACGGAGATCGTGAACGCATTTGAGACGATGAAGCGCGGCGGTGCGGATGTGGGTGGCGTGCTTGTCGGGATGCAGGACGAACTGCAGCAGTTCGTCAATGACTCGATCAAGTTCGGGACCACGATTCCAGAGAACATGCGGCCAATGCTCGAAGAGCTGGTCAAGTCCGGCCGCCTCACCGACGACCAGGGCAAGAAGCTGACCGACCTCGGCGGGCTGAAGTTCGGCGAGCCGGTACAAGATAAGTTCTCGCGCATCGCAACGGAGATCGAGAAGGTCACCAAAGCGATCAACGACCTGATCGAAAAGATCTCAGCTGGCCTCGCCGGTGCCATCACCAACGTGCCGGTAATGACCGTGCCGGTCCGCTTCAGGAATGAAGGCACAGATGTGCCAGACACCACGCCGCGCGAGCCTGAACGCGCGCTCGGATCGCTCGGGGCGACCGGCCGATGGTTCGAGAACTTCGGCAGCGGCAAGCTGGTACGACTGCACGGCAGCGAGTCGGTCGTAAGGGCCGACCAGGCGCGGGCCTTCGCGGCCGACGTGTCAGGTGGCGGCACGAGCGGGATGCTCGACGAACTCCGCAACCTGCGCGGCGACATGATGACGCTGCCGCAGGCGCTCTCGCGGGCCGTGCGTGACGCGATCCTAGTGGCTGGCTAATGGCACCCATTACCTCGAAAGTCGAGATCGAGCTGGCCGGACGCGGCAACGGCTGGACGGAGATCACGTCAGATGTGCTGTCGCCGGTGCGTATCGGCTACGGCATCCGAGGAGCCGGGCCAGGCGACCGCACGGCGTCGTCTGGGTCGATGACCTTCCTGCTGAACAACAGCACCAGTAACAGCGTCGGTCGGCTCGGCTACTACTCGCCTGGCGGGTCGGAGGCGCGCGTCGGCTGGACGCTCGGCGTGCGGGTGCGCGCGTCGTTTCAAGATCCGGCGACGTCTACCTGGTACACCCGTTTTGTCGGGTCTGTCACCACGATCAACCCAGTCCCTGGCATCTCGGGGCCGCGCACGGTGCAGGTCGTGGCGACCGACTGGATGGACGAGGCCGCGCGGTCGACGGTCTCCGGCCTCGCCACACAGTTCGACAAGCGGTCCGACGAGATCATCACACTGCTGGTCAACAACGTCACCCGCGCGCCGGAAGGCACCAGTATCGCTACCGGCCGCGAGACGTTCGCGTATGCGATCGACACGGCACGCGACGACCGGCCGAATCCGGTGCTCCAGGAGATCGCGCGGGTCACGAACTCAGAGCTGGGCTACACCTATGTGAAAGGCGACGGCACCGTCGTCTTTGAGGCGCGCTCGGACCGTGTCAGTACGGCCGACGATGCGACGTTTGACAACGATATGTCGGGCCTGTCGGTTTCGGTCTCGCGTGACGCTGTGATCTCGCGGATGCAGGTCGTGACGCACCCACGCACCGTCGACAGTTCGACGCAGGTACTGTACCGACTGCAAAGCACGCCACTGATTGATCCAAACGCGACACTCGATATTGTCGGCGGCTACACCGATCCAAGCAATCGCGCCCAACGGATCGGTGGGAAGTCGATGGTGACGCCGGTCGCGACGACCGACTACACCGCGAACAGTCTGGCGAACGGCAGCGGCACGAATCTGACCAGTAGTATCACGGTCACGGCAACGTTTGCGTCCAACTCGGCACGATTTACCGTAACCAATACGGGATCTGTCCCTGCCTACCTGACCAAATTGAACGCGCGCGGTATCGGCATTTACGACTACGAGCAGACGGTCGCAGAGGCCGAGGACGCGACCGCTGCGGCCGACTTCGGCGAGCAGGTCGTCGCACTGGACATGCCGTACCAGACGGACGTGGCAATGGGCGTCGATGCCGCACGGTACCTCCTCAGCCTGTACAGCGCGACCGAGGTCGGCATCTGGTCACTCGGCACAGCTGGCAGTTCAGAACTGGGCGTGACGACGCAGCTGGCGTACCGCGTGCTGACGACGGTCGGCAGCGTCAGCGTCGCGCCAAAGACGGCAGCACTGCAGACGCAGATCCTGGCCAGGGACATTGGCGACCGTGTCGGCCTGCAGGAAACCGTCACCGGACTATCAACCTCGTTTTACATCCATGCGGTCGACCTGGAGGTTCGCGCACCAGGTGTGCCGTTCGTCACTTGGACGCTGGCACCGGCCGACACCACCACCTACTGGAGCCTCGGCAGTGCCGGGGCGTCTGAACTCGGCCTGACGACACGCTTGTCTTTCTAGGAGTAGCAGATGGCATGGACGACACCGACGACGCAATCGTCTGGCGCACTGATCACGGCGTCAATCTGGAACGGCGATCTGGTCGATAACCTCAATTATCTGAAAGGATCTCCAACGCTTGGCACCCCAACCGCCGACGCCGTAGTTCTCGCCACTGTGGCTGGCGCGACGCCGCCTGCTGCCACGCTGTACAAGGACTCGCTGGTGTCGGCGTGGGTGTCTATCACGTACAGTGCAGGGACGCCGTCGATCAGCGATGACTACAACGTGTCGAGCCTCACTGATCATGCGGTCGGCGATGTCAGCGTGACGTATGCGACCGCGCTGAGTGTGTCGACCTACGCCGTCTGTGTGTGTCCGACGGCAGATGATGACGATCAGATTTTTTGCTCCAGCCGAACGACCTCCGCAAGTCGCTACGTCATCATCAACGATGATACGGATACGGCCTCGGATGGGAATCTGACTGTCGTGATCGTAGGAGGATGGCAGTAATGGCTTTGGTGCGTGTGTATCCGTCGGCGGCTGGCGCTGCCGTTCTCATTCCAAACGAACGCCAGCGGCACAGTGGCGAGTCGGATGTCGCGTTTCTGGCGCGCATTGCCACGCACGCCGAGTCAGCCGACGCGAGTCTAGTCAACGGGCAAGATGTGGATGCTTCGACGCTGCCGACCGACCGCGACTTCCGTAAGGCGTGGAAGCTGTCTGGCGCACAGTGCGTCGTCGACATGCCGATCGCGCGCGAGGTACACCGGGACAAGCTCAGGGCCGCCAGAGCGCCGAAACTGGCCGAGCTGGACGCGCTCTACCTGCGCGAACTGGAACGCGGGCCGCAGGGCAAGCCGCAAGACATCGCGACGCAGAAGCAGGCGCTACGCGACCTGCCGCAGAACCCACAGATCGACGCGGCGGCCTCGCCTGCTGCACTACGCGCGCTCTGGCCGACGAGCCTGCTTGGCGCGACGCCATATCGCGGCTGATGCGGATCAGCGTCGTGCTGCTGACGTGCCTCGTGGCGGGTGGCTGCGAGGCTCCTCCACGTCTGGCCACGCATGTCGACGTCAAGCAGATGGAACAGATGCTCGACCGACCACACCTGTCGCCAGAGGAGTGGCAGGACTACTGCGCGACGCCTGCGCTCGATGGCCAATCATCGCACTGCAGTATCGCGGTGCAGATCGATTGTCCGCCTGACTGCGGCGTCTACCAACTCGTGTATGAGGATCGTCTGGCGCGGAGGATGTGGTGAGTGACACGGCTGAAGAATGGCAGCAACGCCTGCAGAACGAACGGCACACCCAGCTGGTCACGCTCATGACCGAGGTGCGCGACCGGGTCCAGGTGCAGAACGGGCGCATCGGGACGCTGGAGCGGCAGGTCGCCGTGCTGGAGGATCGCTCGCCAGGGCGCGTCGGGATGCTGACGGGCGGCATTGGGGCTGGGATCGTTGCGGCGCTCTACGAGCTGCTGCACCTGTCGAAGCGATGACGACTGATAGCATCATCGACGCGATCCTCCGGCGCGAAGGCGGCTATGTCGATCACCCAGACGACCGAGGCGGCTGTACCAAGTACGGCGTCACGGTCGAGACACTCGGTCTGTGGCGCGGGAAGGCGGCCACCTGCGCGGACGTCGCGCTACTGACCGAGGACGAGGCGCGCGAGATCTACCGCGTGCGGTACATCCAGCAACCAGGCTTTGCGGCCGTGCGTGACGACCAGCTGCGGGCGCTCCTGATCGACTGGGGCGTCAACAGTGGGCCGCGTACGGCGATCCGCGAACTGCAGCGCATCCTGGGCGTGACGGTCGACGGCACCCTCGGCCCGCAGACACGGGCGGCGCTTGAGGTACGCGAGTCGTCCGAGATATTCCGCCTACTCCTACAAGCGCGGCTGTACTTCGTCGCCAACCTGGTGCAGCGGTTCCCAGCGCAGCGGGTGTTCGCGGCGGGTTGGATGCGGCGGATCGGCGAGTTCCTGGCGTGAAGAATCCATTACGCCTGCTCGGGATCTACACGAAGGCGAGCGCCGTACTCGATGCGCTCGATGAGGCGAAACACGACTGGGAGGCACGGCGCGCCTCTCGACGCGCCACGCTCTACTCGTCGCCGGAGTGGTGGCAGCGGTTCCTGACGGCGATGCGTGACCTGGCACTGGCGGTCGATCCGCCTGCCGAGGTCAAGGAGTACCTGACGATGAAGAACTGGAAAACCACGCTGTCCGGCGTCGCGGCCATTCTGGCGGTGATCGGGAAGATCGTCTCGACCGGCCACATCGACTGGCAGACCGACGGTCCGGCGATCGTCGCGGGCATCGGCCTGATCGCCGCGAAGGACGCCAGCTCACATTGACGACCCGAAGGCTCGGGCAGAAGCTCGAGCCTTCACGTTCCCTCCCCTATGGCTGCCAAACCGCTTCCAGCATCCGACCTGCGCGCCGTGCTCGATGCCTACCGGCAGTTCGGCCGTCGACGGCGCGAGGCGGCGCACTCGCTGAACCTGCACGTCCGCACGTTCGAGTCGCGGCTGAAGCTGGCGAGGCTGGCCGAGGCGGAAGGGCGTCTCACGCCGCGTCCGTTCGAGGTGCCGGAGCTGCCGAGTGTCGGCATCGACATCGAGATGCTGATCGCGCAGCGGCAGCAGAAGTTCCAGCAGAAGAGCGAGTCGAAAGAGGCGCGGACGCTGATCCCGGTGCAGATCCGCGAGACGGGCCCGTTCGGCGTGGCGGTGTTCGGCGATCCGCACGTCGACGACGACGGCACCGACCTGTCGCTCCTGCGTCGGCACCTGGACATCGTGCGCGGAACACCAGGCCTGTTCGGCGCGCAGATTGGCGACGTGAACAATAACTGGGACGGCCGCCTCATGAGATTGTGGGCCGAGCAGTCGACGAGTGCCGACGAAGCCTGGGGGCTGGCCGAGTGGTTCCTGCGGTCGCTGGAATGGCTGTTCTGGGTGAAGGGCAACCACGACGCCTGGTCGCAGTCGCGCGATCCGATCCAGCGACTCGCGCAGGAACTGAACGTGCTGTACGACCACCAGGTGCGTATCGCGCTGAAAACCCCGCTGGGCCGCGAGATCCGCATCCATGCGCGGCACGACTTCCG